CCTTGGCACGAGAAGGGGGCGGGGGTCAATTTTAAATCGTTCCGAGGGTTATTATACCACCCTTATTATAAAATCGTGCTATGGGCTTATTAGAGGGGTTTAACGACGTCCTCTTTTTTGCGGGCTATTAAATTGGCCCACGTTGCCACGGAAAGTCGTAGCTCGGTGTTCTGTTTTGTTCTATTTTGACCAGTACCATAGATTTCTTGCTCCAAGGTACGTTTGGTGTTGTCGCAGCTTCTACACGTTGCTACCACGTTTGAAACTTCAGTCCGAAGTTCTGGCGCAATTTCAACGGGTGTTACGTGGTCGCCTATACGAGCGTCTGGTGTGGTCACACCCAACGCTAGACAGTACTGACATAGATAGTTGTCACGTTCTAGTGCAATCTTACGAATAGATGACCAAGTCTTTGAACGATAGAATGCGTAGCGTTCCTTGCTCTCATCATCTCTGTTCCTCACTCGTGTGTTGTATCTTGTCCGTGAGTATCTCTGTCTCTCTTCAGTGTATGCTGCTTCCATACTGTGATGTGTACTACAGTAATGTAATGGTCTCTCTGTTAGAGCATGGCATCCCTCTGCCCTGCATCGTCTGACCATCGGCATTGGCATACCTCCTTTCAGATAAATTAAAAGAAGAACACTGTTATGTCCTTCTGATTCGATAATACTATGTTACCACGTTGGTAGTATGATGGCGTATGAATTGGTATATACTACTGTAGATTAATCCAGATACTTCTCAGCTTGTCTTAACTTAACATAGTAGGTAGCCTTACTAAAGCCCATGCGGTCGCATATCTGCCAGATATATAGCTGGTCTATATAAACCATTTGTAGCAGGGACCTAGCGTCTATATCCACCACGTTTGCTATCTGCCGGCGAAACTCTAGTTTCTGTTTGATAGCTTCAGCGGTAAACCGTTCCACTTCTTCACGAGCTGTCATAAGCTCCACATAGATATCATCCTTGCCCTTACGTTTGCCACCTTGGACCATGTCTGTTTGCATTGCACCAGCCGTTACTTTTAGCGCTTGTGATTCCAGCCGTTTGATTTGTTCTATCTGACTGTCAATATATCTATCAAGCGCCTTGATTTGTTGCAGCCGTTCCACTGTTCTCATAAATTACATTCCTTTATGGTATAATAATATTAACAAATTCGTAGAAGTCCTGGGCATTAGTCTAGGTCTTTTTTTATACAAGAATAAAGAAGGATTAGGTTATCACCTCCCATGCGTTAGATTTAGCCATGCCACCAGTAATGCAAGACTAGGGTGAAAAGAAATCAAAAAGGATTCCTCGATTCTATAACTTATTATTTACTGGATTTTTGATGTCGAGGTCTGTCAGCTCGACGGGTGTTGAAAAAGTGTCTCTTGGATATTTTGACAGACAATAGCTAGCGAGGGAGTCGAACCCTCTTAAACCGTTCTAGCTACACGCCTAACATGTAGGCTTTATATAAGGCTTTTCTGACCGTTGCTTTATTACGACCTACCCTGCCTTTGTTCCGATATTCTAGGGTTACGCGATCAACTTCATCGTCCAACCTTTCAGACCACTCGTAGTTATTGAAAACGTAATCAATGATTTCACTGAATAGCTCTCTTGACAACATCCCTTCCATTTGAATCGCTTTCAATGGCGTTAAGGCAGCTTTCTCCGCATAGCAACACTTGAGGGCGTTTTGGACTTTGTTAGCTTGCTTCTTATCGCAACCTTTAATGTCTCTAATGTACTTGTTTAGGTCGTTAGGGTGTTCCTTGCGTAGTCCTTCCACTTCCTCCCGGAATCGCTTAAACAGTTCTTCTGGTAGCCCTGCGTTTGTTTTATCCAAAAATTGGCGCGTGGTTTTACCTCTTGTGTAATTAGTAGACAGATAGTCTTGAAGGTCGTTGAATAGCTCGTCAGAAATAATGCCTTCTAGCCTATCAACTGTCGCTGGCGATATCCTCGCACGTTCAACGACTGCACTATTAAATGCTTGGTAAATGATACGAGCTTGTACTTCACTGCACTGTCTAACCTCTTGGAAATACTGCTTATAAGAGCCTTTTTTATGTGCTTTCCTAAGTGCTTCATGCTCACTGACTAACCGCTGGTATAATTCCTTGGTCAGTCCTGAATATTTGTATTTAACGCTCATGAGCCATGTCCTCTTAAATAGCTGGGAATATCGTCCCCGACTTGCACGCTATCGTACTGCTCCTTGCTTACAAGGAATTTCCCGTAAGCACCGCAATCAAGCGTATAGAGTTTTCCGACCATAGATTTTCCAGTTGCCTTGCCGTGTAATTCCACTGCATTATCTGCCTTATGGATAACCACTGTCTCGATAGGTCTATTAACCACTCGTAGAACAGTGGTTACGTTAATCGCTAGCGATACCAGTAGTAGAATCGTTGCTATCGTTAGCTGGTTGTCTCGTTTTTTCTTCATTTTCTATCTCCTTGTACACTTTCTCGAAAATTTCACAAACCAAACTTTGAGGGATGTTCGACCTCTCGTTGTATGATTTTGTCCAATCTTGAAATTTAACATCATTCGATTTCTTTTCGTTTTTTAGATTCAATTCAACGTTTCCAGAAAAACGAGTTGGTTTAGAAATTGGGTAATTGTCGTAATTGTTGTATCTTGTGTGGTTTTCAAACGGAATTTCGAAACCCAACACCCTCTCAATGTATTTCCAAATTCTGCCAAACGTGGGATTTTCTATGATCCAGTATCTGGGTTGGTATCGTTTAATGATTTCAACGGTATTAAATACACACAATTCACCATTAATGCGTTTCATGAGTTGCTTATTTGGGTAATATTGGTATCTATCAAAGTCCTTGAAATCTCTGACAGTAAATATCGACAAGGGTTGTTGTGGTTGAAACAAGGCATCGCCTTGCTCTTGTTTCCAGCACGCATTACCTCTATCCATAGCACTCGCATTAGACCAACTCTCGCATAGTGGACTAGCGATAATCAGATCAGGTTTAGGCAATTTGTCCAATGTGTCAAAAAGAGTGTTATTCCCGAATAAACGACTGTAGTCAGCTAGATTTAGATTGATGAAGTGGTTGTTTTTTCTTTCGATATCGATACCAATAGGGTAGATATCAATATTTGCATCTAGTGCCTTGACACCTTTTGTGTAAGAGCCATTCCCACTGTCAAACAGTGCCCATACTGTCATTTTGGGGCTTGATTTCCTTAACAAAGTCATCATCAATCATTACTCCTTGTCTGTCTTTAATATCGTTATAAGCTATTGTTAAGCACTCCTCGACGTCGTAACCGAGTTGCAAGCATAAAACTACTAGCGTTACGATAGAATCACCTATAGCATCTTTTAACGACCAGTCTGGGTCAGCGAAATCGTGAGGTTTTAGAAACACGTCTCTAATCTCGCCTACTTCCTCAGTAACCTTCATCCATTCGACTTTAGGATTGCCTTTGTCTAGTCCATGACTAATAGCCCACTTGTTGATTTTATCGATAAGCGCTGGGATGCCGTCATACGTAGGTTCTTCAAGTCGTGAAATCGAACCCAGAAGCCATCTTCTGCTTAGTTTCACGGTGTCAATAAAGATACCGTGATTGTAAGGCATTTCTTCGATTCTGCGATACAATTCTTGTTTATTCATTCGTTACCTCCAAACAGCGTGTGCCAAGCATAAACCGCAGCTACGACCATCAAAATAAATTTAATCGTTTTCATCGTCCACCTCCGAGAATAAAAGATTCATAGAAAAACCGCTGTTGATAAATTCTTTAGTCAGCGTTGGGTTGATGCCATTCCCCAAGCATTGATAGATTACGTCAACGTTAACACTGGCACCTAAATATTTTTCTAAACACTCTTTGTTTTTGACGTAAAAACCAATATTTCTCTTTGTTTGAACGTAAGGAGCGGCATTGGCAATATCTCTAGTACACCACATTAGAACCTTTGAAATAACATCCTCTCTTGTCAAGCAACCTTCTAAATGAAAGTAAGTGTTTGTTTTCGATATTAAAACAAATTCTAACCGTCTGTTGATATACGCGTCTGGGAAACAGTTTATGAGTTTTTTTAGTTCTTCATACACTTCGTTATTCATCCGTTACCTCCGCATTCTCGATTTCAAATTCGACATCTTCTAGCACTAAATTATTTTGAAAATCTTGGAAGGCTTCGATTGCGTCTGCATCTTCGGGACTGTATATAGACACTTCTTCAAGAAAATCGTCAATATCCGTGGTGCAAACGCCATACTCTGTACGTTCGTGAATTATTTCTGCTTCCAAAACGTCGTAACATGCAGTGTAGCTAATTTCGTTAGTAGTGTATTTATAATTTTTAATCTTCATCACTCTACCTCTTTCACTTCAACGCCTGGGCAGTCAAACACCCAGCCGAAGTCGGCTTCTTCTAGCTCTTTGCGGGTAAACGATTGCGTTTTAATCTTCTTATCCACCCAATCTTCACCAAAATACCAATAATCGCCATTTTTTAATACACAATATTTATAGTCAATCCCCTTGATTCTAACCTCGTATTTAGGCTCTTTCTCGACCTCGTAGCCGAACTGGTGCATGTTTGCGAGGGTAGTGATGGCTTTGTTCCTGCCAGTATGGTACATCCAGTATTTGAACTCGTCCCATTTCGTATCAGCCCAGCTTGTAAGATATGCCCAAATATCATCATTTAAGTCATCCTTATGTTCCTCATACCAATCTGCCACGTATTGCGGCACCACTGGTTTAGGGAAGAAAGAATCATATAAATCCTCAGCGTGGGCTATTGATAGGCGTCCTCCCTTTGATAGTCTTTGTACTGCTTCATTTCTATCCATCGTTTTCCTCTCCTAGCAAAATCTTTTCTAACTTCTCAATCTCTTTGGTTCTCACATAAATTCGATTCGTCCCGTCTGCAAACGGTGTCTTTACAAAAATGATGTTAGGGCCAATAGAGATATGTCCGATATCATCGACATTTAAAATCATGTCCATGTCAATTTCTTGTGCGATGTTTGTGACTCTAATGAATTTAGCCATTGCTCACTTCCACCATTTCAACTGTATACATCCTAGAATTTCGATATTTAACACCTCTCAAACGATGTAGCTCGTTGATCGCGTCGTTCTTGTTGTTGAAAATATGCTCACTGTCTGGCATATTATCGTAATACACGATAACTTTGTATTTCATGTCATTCCTCGCTTTTATCTATGTAAATCACCGTGGCAGTAGCTATCATGAAGTCGTACATCTTATTTTGATCATAAGTAACTCTGACATCCAGCAATTCACAATTGTTTTCCTTGATCCATTGGTTGATTTCTTCATCAATTCCATCATCAGTATCACAGGCAGTAAAAATCTTTACTTTTCGCATAGTTCACCCATCTTTCTTAATAATTCTTCATCCGGTAACTGCTCCAGCGTTAGAATGCGGTTGAGTTTCTTTGCGTTAATACCTAACTTAGCGCTGATATATTCCATGTCTTCATGATTAGCCCAGAACCATTTCGAAAACTCTTGTGTCTGATCTAACACGCTTGTATGATCATAGTTACCTGGAGCGTATACACCGACCAGTTTGTCTTTAACTTTCGCCTTCATCTAGTTCCTCAATTTCAAGCTCAATTCTGTATTTCTTGTTTCCCGACTTGCCACCGTGTCTGAAATCTGTTGATTTGATAACGTGGTAATTATCATCCGTCCAAAAGTTTGCATCCGTCAAACCATCCAAAAGCGCCTTGCTAGTTGGTGACCAGTTTGGCGGGTCATATTTTCGATTTGTCGGGGCGAATATCCAAACTATCACCTTACAAGGCTTTTTCTCGTTAAAAGGCAAGCCAAAATAATCAAGTAAGGTGTTTCGACCTTCGTAATACGCTAGCTGTCTTAGAAATTTTGTGATTTTAGCCTTTTTCTGAAAGTGTAGTCTGTCATTCGCTGAGATCATTTGCTTTCTATCAAGCTCGAATTTTAAAATCAATCTTTCCATAAGAACACCTTAGAAGGGTAAATCATCGCTACTGATGTCCAACGGATTACCTTGCATTTGGTTATTACGCCCAAAGTTTGGCGTTTGTTGTTGCGGTTGTTGATTGTAGCTACCTTGATTTCCATAGTTTCCTTGGTTGTTGTCGATAGCTGTAATAACCACTTGTGGGTATTTTTTGTCCCCATATTCTTTTAGCCGGTAATACCCGGAAACTGTTACTAATTTCCCGACGCTGTTAAAAAGAGCATCTCCTAATTCACCGAAAGCGATAACGCCAATATAACCGCTTTTATAGCTACCTCCTTCATCCTTCCCGTTATAGAAACTCATGGAGGCTGTGCAATAGTTCGCCTCTTTGTCGTTATATTTGTCGTTAAAATTGATATAGCCTTTATTAGTTATTTCCATCTTCTACCTCCTTCATTCCTTCCACAGTTTCAAACCCGATATCATGAGCATTCAACCACTCTTTAAATGCTTTAGCTTGCTCTAAGTCGAACACAAACTTAATTGTCGTAGCGTATTTGACGTTATTACCCTCTGGCTTTGCTTGTACGGTGCTTGTTTCTTGTCTGAGGTTATTTATACCGTCTTCGATTATCTCGCCCGTTTCGGTGTTATACGCCTTGATTTGGGCTTGCGCATTTTCCTTCGCTTGACGTTCAAGCTCTGCTTGTCGTTCAGCTTCAGCTTTTGCTTTGGCTTCTTGTTGTTCTTTGAATAATCTAGCGCTTTCCACATCTTGGTTAATGCTATTCAACACTTCGGCTAGTGAAGCCCCGTTTTCGTACATTCTGACGTAAGTGGCAGGCCCTAGGTTATTACTAGCGCATTGACCAGTGATAACAAGCATGTCTTGGTCTTTCTGATTTTGCTTGTTGATTTCGTCAATGACAATCTTTTCAAGCTCTCCCTCAGTTTTCTTTAAGAGTGTAAAAGTATCTTTCTTGAATTGAGTACCCTTGCTGTAATCATCCAAGTATTGCTCAAAGACATCTGGATTGAGATTACCTTCCTCAGCTTTCGCTTTAAACCATTGTCTAACTGCATCTTTTCGGAGTTCTTTTTGGTTTTGCTCGTAACTATCAATCTGATTCTTAAGTTCATCAATCAAGCCTTTTAGTTTGCTGTAAGGTGTTTTGTACGCTTTTTCAAATTCAGCGTAAGGCTTATTAATAGCGCCTTTAATTCCCTTGCGCTTATCTTCCAAGCTCTTGCTCAACTTGTTCAAGTCAGTCCTAGCTTTTTTGACTTCCTCAATTGAATTGACTTCAAGGTCAAACGTGCCATACTGAGCTATGGCTTGTTCGATTCCTTTTTCAAAGGCTTCAAAGTCATTAAACGTAACTTTTGCGGGTTCAAATGTGATTTCAATGTTGTCTAGTGTGTTAATTTTTTCTGCTTCTTTCATGGCTTATCCTCTTAAGTAAACGGCAATTCAATTTGTTCTTCGGTTTGACTTTGCGCTTCTTGATAGGTTTGTTCTAGTTCTGCTTCACGCTGTCGCTCGGTTTCTTCTTGCTGCATTTGCTCGATTTGTTGCATCTTACGAGCTTTCACTTCTTCTTGCGTTTCTTGTGGAGTGATATCAATAGGTGCTGATTGCTCCATTTCGTCAGCAGTATATAGACCGCCCACGTTTTCGCTAAACGCTTCACGCATTGCCGATACTAGCGCTACTTTTCGGATCATGAGCCCTGGCATTTTAGCCCACATTGATTTGCCTGTATTGTACGCTTTAAAGTCAGCGTCTGTTTCAATAGGATAGCTACGATCTTTACGATAAACCTTTGCCCAGCCGCCTAAAAGGGTGTCATTCTTGCCATGAATCGTACCAGTGATATGCTTGGTTTCACCTTCGGCAGTTTCTACTACTACACCGGCTTCAAAACCGTCAAAATTTGGGTTTTGTTCGGCACGTTTCATAAAGGCATCTTTTGATACTACAATCTGAGCGGGGTTGTTCCCGTATTTGATGAAATAGACCTCTTTAGTGAACGGATTTAAGTTTCGCTCTTTGCAAGTGGCAATAAAGTAGGCTAGTTCTTCATTGTTTGCTTTTCCTTGTGGGTCAAGGTACTGTCTAACCACGTTAGCTGTAATTAATTGTGGATTCGTTAAAAAATCGCCTTTGTGTTCTTGAATTTGGTTTGTCATGTTATTATTCCTTTCTCGAATACCCTTATTTCGCATTTTAAGTGGGTATAGTGCGATTTTAATAGGTGCCTAGTCTATTTATACCACCCCACGTTTTACCCGCCTTAAAATCGATTTTAAGGGTGTTTCCTAGCGTGCACTAAAAGTCACTACCGACCTTTTTGCAAAATACATATATTTGTTAATTTTCTCGATGAATGAGTATAGGTCTAGTTCATCCATCATTTTCTGTTTGTGCTCTTTTGAGAATACAAGGCCGTGAATACGCTCGTAGTCTTCAAAGAGCTTTAGTTTTACTTCTTCTTCCGTCATAGCATCATCCTTCTAGCTGTTTTAGCTGATTGAGTGTATAGCGCTTATCTTTGATGTTGAGTGCTTTAAATACATTCCCTTCCAGTCCTGTCCGAATGCGGCTTGCGACACGTTCGCTGTAAAGGTTTGCAATTTCATCATTGCTTAAGTTGGTTGAGATAATCGTATTCTTGCGATGACTGAGCACGTCAAAGATAAATTCTTCTTCCCACGCTGACTTAGAGCGCCCTGAATCACTTTGTTTAACGCCTAAATCGTCCAGGATGAGATAATCAACCTCCACCAACAGTCTTGAATAGTAACCCTCTTTGCTCTCAAACTTAAAGCTCTCTCGGACTTTCCGTAATATTTCGGTCAAATTCACGAATAGCACACTCTTTGGTGTTCCTCTTTCCTTGAAAGTCTCATTCAGCGTTTTAGCCATTGCAATAGTCAAGTGAGTTTTACCGATTCCAGTAGTTCCCGTTAGCAAGGTGTTCCCGTCTACGCCATCAAGATATTTCTGCGTTTGTCTCTTCACGAAATCTAGCAGATTCTTTTCCTCTTGCGTTCTAGCGATGAAGTTATCAAAAGATGCTGACTTTAGCTCTTCGGGAATAGTGCTATCTCTCATAAGCACGTCATACGTTCTCAGATAGAGGTTTCTCTTCATGCTCTCTTTTGCCATCTCTTCTTCCTTTTTGTCTCTTTGCTCTTTGGCACACTTTGGACAAACTGGAGAGGGTTTGCGTGGTTGTTCTTCACCCGCAATTTTAACGTGGATATTAAGCTGTAACATCGGTACCCCATGAATAGGACAAACGTCCCCTAGCCTTTTTGTGTTTGCTATAATTTCAGCTTGCGATAGCATATAGATATCACCCCTTCCTAAAATGGGTTTTCATCCGTTCGAGTAGCTACCCATTCTTCATAAGTTTGTGGCTCTTTCTTTTGTTGTTTCTTGCCCTTATGATTTGCTTTGCTATTCCTAACAAGTTCAACCGTCATTAAGTTGTCTTGTTTCCATCGGTTTAAGATAGCCTTAATATATGCAAAGTTTGCCTTACCTTGGCTTACTGCTTCTTTTAGTGCTTCAAGAATAACGTCAGCGTTAAAATCTTCTAGCATGTACTGTAAGTCTTGCGTTTGGAGTGGTGATAGCGGTCTGCCTATCTCAGCTTCGAAAGATTGATAAAGATTTACAAGGTCTTGATTAAGAGGGGGAGTAGTGGTAGGTTGTTTTTCTTCTCTTACCTCTCCTCCCCTATCCTCTCCTATCCTATCCTCTCCTATCCTATCCTCTCCTATGCAACCATTTGTCTGACATTTGGTTGTCAGTTGGTTGTCAGTTGGTTGCACATCTGACAACCACTGATATTTATTGCCTTCTACCAGTGCTATTTGTTGCATTTCCTCTGTGAATCTAGTGGGTTTCTTTCTATCCTTCCTAATAGAATTGTGTTCTGTCCAATCTGTTATAACTACCACTCCACTGTTAAACAACAGTACATAGTTGCCCTCGATTAGAAGTTTCATGTCTTCTTTCGTTGTGCCAACCAATCGCATGATAGTTTTAGGATTTCCGACAAAACCATCATCGTCAGCCTCTAGGTTTAAGAAGAAGTATAAAGCCTTTGTTGTAGGAGGTAAGTCAAGAAAATCATCAGTCATTACGACATCTCTACTGAACATCCTTCTATTTGCCACTTGTTCCTCCTTTTCTTTTGTGTTATAATCAAGTAAATTGTTTTGATGAACGTTGCACCTTTTGGAGTTTTCCAAGGGTGCTTTTTTTAATGCCTACCCTCCCACCACTTCATGTTCTGTTACTTCGCCAAGAAGTCTAGGAGTGCTTTGATGCCATCTTTCATGGATTCTTCACGCTCCGTGCGTTCAAAGCCCGAGCCGTCAAGCTTAGTTACGTTGTATTCAGCTTCTACGATAAGCACTTCGCAGCCAAACGCTTCGGCAAGCTTGTCGAGCTCATTTTTTTGTTCTTCGTACGGTTCAAGCGGCAAGAATAGCGCTTTCTCCACGCGATCAGTAAATACTGCTGTAAACACTAGGCTTCCTTTGTCCTTGTAACTTTCAAGGAATCCATCTTTTTCAGCGCTATAAAATACGACTAGTTTATTGTTTTCTTTCATGATTATTCTCCTTCGCCTTCGTTGTATTTTTTAAAGCTCAATGTCAAACCTGCGATACCAACAGCGATAACTGCTAGACCAAGAGTTGACATGATGCCCTCTTTTTCACCAGTATTTGGAAGGGTGCCACCGTAAACGGGTGTATTTGGTGCTTCTTTTGGCTCAGAATCGAGGTTGTAAGATACCGTGGCAGATTGTGCCTCTTTTTCTTTCGGAGCGTCTACGGGCTTGTTAGGAGTGTTTTCTGATGGTTTAGTTGGTTTAACTGGTTCACTTGGAATCTCGATAACCAATTCAGGTTTTTCAAGAATTGGTGCTGGTGGCATCATAGGGATATCTTCAAGATTGATTGAAGGTTTATCGTACACTGGAGCGTCAAACGGTACAGTTCCGCCGTTCCACTCTGGTTTATCGTATTTAGGAGCATCAAATGGAGTAGTCCCGCCGTGCCACTCTGGGAGTTCATATTTAGGCGCATCGTTTGGAATTTCAAATGTTGGCTCTGGTTTGTTTTCGCCTGATGCATCGCCACGGCCACCGACGAGTTGAACATAACTGTATGAAACAGCACCATCCGACTCAGCTTTTAACTCAACCTTATTGGTTGGATTAACGCTATCCTTAACTGCATTTGTCAGTTTGGTTTTATAGTTCAAGTAAATCATATGGTCAAGTCGATCCATTTTGATTTCAAAGCCATG